GTATTTCTGTAAGAAGTACGTTAAAGTCGTGCACCTAGATAAAGGTTTGGTTCCATTCAAGTTATACGATTATCAAGAGAAGATGTTCGAACACTTCAATGATAATCGATTCTCTATTGTTCTAGCATGTCGACAGTCGGGTAAGTCTATTTCCTCTGTAGGATACCTTCTATGGTATACACTATTCCATCCTGAAAAGACTATTGCAATTCTTGCGAACAAAGGTGCCACCGCACGTGAAATGTTATCTCGTGTAACACTGATGTTAGAGAATCTTCCTTTCTTCCTACAACCAGGATGTAAAGCACTGAACAAAGGTTCTATCGAGTTCTCTAACAACTCTCGCATCATTGCTGCGGCAACTTCTGGGTCATCCATTCGTGGTATGTCGGTCAACCTTCTATTCCTAGATGAGTTTGCGTTCGTAGAGAATGCCGCAGAGTTCTACACATCTACGTACCCAGTAATCTCATCTGGTAAAGATACAAAAGTTATCATAACAAGTACTGCGAACGGTATCGGTAACACGTATCAGAAACTATGGGAAGGTGCGGTACAGAAGGTCAATGAGTATAAACCATTCCGTGTAGACTGGTGGGATGTGCCTGGCCGAGATGATAAGTGGAAAGCACAGACTATTGCTAACACATCACAACTACAGTTTGACCAAGAGTTTGGCAACACTTTCTTTGGTACTGGTAATACTCTTATTGAGGGTCAAGTGTTACTTGACTTACGTGCTAGAGAACCTTCTAGAAGACTAGAAGGTGGGGACTTATTAGTTTATGAAGAACCGATACTAGATCATCAGTATATCATGACTGTCGATGTTTGTCAAGGCAGAGGACAAGATTATTCCACTTTTAACATAATCGATGTTTCGGTACAACCGTTCAAACAAGTTTGTGTATACAGGAACAATAGAATATCACCGATATTATATCCTAATATCATATACAAGTATGCGACACTATACAACGAGTCGTATGTCGTCGTCGAGAATAATGACCAAGGTATGGTAGTATGTGTGGGTCTTTATCAGGATCTAGAATATGAGAATATTCACCTAGAGTCTGCGGTCAAAGCAGATGCTATCGGTATTCGTATGGACAGAAAGGTGAAGAGGATGGGGTGTTCCTCTATTAAGGATATTATAGAAAATCACAAATTGGATATTGTTGATGAGAATACCATCATGGAGATATCAACTTTCATATCAAAAGGAACATCATTCGAGGCAAGTGATGGTAACCATGATGATTTAATGATGAACCTCGTGATGTTTGGATATTTTGTAGGAACGCAATCATTTGGTAATGTTGCTGACGTGGATATCAAACAGATGTTATTTGATCAACGTATGAAAGAAATTGAGGATGATATACCACCGTTCGGAATCATCGACGATGGTAGTGATTATGTTCCACCTTCAGACTTGTCCGACCCATATAGCATGGATTGGACTGACTATAACCCTAATGAATGGTAAACTTCCGGAAAGTATAAATAGATACATTGAAAGAAATATCCGTATTATGACTAACTTATTATACCTTAACTAAAAGGACACTATTATGACTCTTTTATCTTCAGAGTCTCCATCAGTAACAGTAAAAGAAATTGACTTAACAGGTATTGTGCCTGCGGTCACTTCTACGACTGGTGCTATTGTAGGCGACTTTAATTGGGGACCAGTGAATACACCAATTCTAATCGGTAACGAATCTGAATTGGCATCAACATTTGGTTCTCCACTATCAGGAGATGCGTATGCAGGGGACTTCTTATCTGCTTCGTATTTTCTAAAATACTCTTCAAGTGCATTCATTGTTCGTGCATCTCGACCAGACATCCTAGATTCGGACGGAACTGTTGCGTACCCAGGCCATGCGAAAGCATCAGCTGGTGTCTTCGAAGCAAAATACTTCGGTGAACTTGGTAACACTATAACTGTATCCGCAGTAGATTCAACATACTTTGACACTTGGGATTTCGAAGGATTCTTCACGGCACCTCCAGTAGGTGACGAACTTCATGTTGTTGTCTCCCTAGGATATGTCTCATCATCCAAATTGGGTAATGTTGTCGAAACATACGAATTTGTTTCTACCGACCCTAATGCTAAACTCCCGAATGGTTCTAACAATTTCGTTGCAGACGTTATTAATAAAGAATCTTCTTGGGTCACCATTTCTGGAGTTCCAGCAGTATCAACAGATACATTGACAGGTGGTTCTGACGGTACTCCACTTCAAACCGAAGCTGACTACGTAACCGCATACGACGCATTCTTAAACAAAGAAGCCATCCAAATCGATTTCCTAATCCCACCAGCTGGTGGTCAAGATTCAGTGGAAAATATTCACCTGAAGCTTGTTGAAGTTGCGACTTCTCGAAAAGACTGTGTTGCAGTAGTTTCTCCGACTTCAGGTAATGTTGATAGCATGGTTTCTTATGTTAAAGATACACTTGACCAAGATTCATCTTACCTTATCGTTGACGGAAACTGGTTTAAAGTTTACGACAAGTACAACGATAAGTACGAGTTCATTCCCGCTGCATCTTCAACAGCAGGTGTTATGGCAGCAACAGACGCAGTATCTGCACCGTGGTTCTCACCAGCAGGTTCACGTCGTGGTCAATACCTAGGTGTCACCGAGTTGTTGGTTAACCCAAGCAAGACAGAACGTGATAAACTCTACAAGTCCGGCATCAACCCAATCGTCAGTATGCCTGGCCAAGGTGTTATGTTGTATGGTGACAAGACTCACCAATCACGTCCGTCTGCATTCGACCGCATCAATGTTCGTCGACTATTTTTAGTCATTGAACGAGCAATCAGTGAAGCTGGTCAAAACGTCATGTTCGAATTCAACGATGACTTCACTCGTGCAGAGTTTGTCAACATCGTAGAACCATTCTTACGTGAAATTCAGGGTCGTCGTGGTATCACTGACTTCCGTGTTGTTTGTGATGACACAAATAATACTCCGGAAGTTGTTGACCGTAACGAATTCGTCGCAACTTGCTTTATCAAACCAGCACGTTCAATCAACTACGTAACTCTAAACTTCGTAGCTGTCCGAACTGGTGTTGACTTTGAAGAAGTCGTCGGAACATCGGGAGTATAATCATGTCACTAAGAGTAGATGATTTCAAAGCAAAAATCCGTGGTGGTGGCGCTCGCCCTAACTTGTTCCGTGCAACAGTCAACTTCCCAGCATACGCTGGTGGTGATGCCGAACTAACTTCATTCATGTGTAAGGGAGCACAATTACCAGCATCAACAGTTCCAGCAATTGATGTACCTTTCCGTGGTCGTCAGTTGAAGATTGCCGGAGACCGAACTTTCGAAGATTGGTCAGTAACCGTAATCAACGATACTGGATTTGAAGTTCGAGATGCAATGGAACGTTGGATGAATGGTATCAACGGACATACCGCAAACACTGGATTCACTAATCCTGTTGCATATCAAGCAGATCTCATTGTAGACCAACTTGATAAGGATGGTAACTCACTGAAGACTTATAACTTCCGTGGTGCTTTCCCTAACAGCATCGGTGCTATCGATTTAAACTATGAAACTACTGATACAGTAGAAGAGTTCGAAGTAGCATTCTCAATTCAGTACTGGGAGTCAAATACCACTAGTTAAAGGTATTATAAGTAATATGAAGGGGGTGGTTCTCCACCCCCAATTTATTATAAGAGGGTAATATGGCAGATAATGTATTCAAAGCATTTGGATTTGAACTAAAGAAAGTTCAGAAACTAAAGCAAGAAAACGATAAGTCCCCTTCTATCGTTCCAAAAGTGGATGAAGATGGTGCTGGTTATGTCACTGCCTCTGGTTCTTACTTCGGCCAGTATGTCGACATGGAAGGTACTGCGGCAAAAGATAACCAAGAATTAATCAAAAAATATCGAGGAATGGCAGAACACCCAGAGTGTGATGCTGCAATCGAAGACATCATTAACGAAGCAATCGTTTCGTCAGAACTAGAAAGTTCCGTCACTGTCAACCTAGATAAGGTTGATGTTTCAGATAAAATCAAAAAGACTATCACTGAAGAGTTCGATGGCGTTGTTGCTATGTTGAACTTTGAAGAGTATGGTCACGATATGTTCCGTTCATGGTATGTTGACGGAAGAATATATCATCACCTAGTAGTAAATGATTCTAATCTTAAAGCAGGTATCCAAGAAGTACGTCCTGTTGATGCGACTAAGATTCGTAAGGTTAAAGAGATACAATATAAAAAAGATGCGAAGACAGGTGCAAAGATCGTAGACAAAACTAACGATTTCTACATCTATCAGGAACGTGCCGGTGCGAATAACGGCATCAAGTTAACTTCGGATTCTGTTTCGTATGTCACTTCAGGTCTTCTAGACACCAGTAAGAAACGTGTACTGTCGTATCTACAGAAGGCAATGAAACCCGTAAACCAGTTGCGTATGATGGAAGACTCATTGGTCATCTATCGTCTCGCACGTGCACCCGAACGTCGTATATTCTATATTGACGTGGGTAACTTACCAAAAGGTAAGGCAGAACAACATATTAAAGATATCATGTCTCGATATCGTAATAAGATTGTTTATGATGCGAACAATGGTGAAATCAAAGATGACCGTAAGCACATGTCTATGTTAGAGGACTTCTGGTTACCACGTCGAGAAGGTGGTCGTGGTACAGAGATAAGTACATTGCCAGGCGGAGAAAACCTAGGACAGATTGACGATATCATTTATTTCCAAAAGAAGTTGTATCGTTCACTGAACGTACCAATGTCTCGTTTGGAACAAGAGTCTCAGTTCTCTTTGGGTCGTACAACAGAAATCAACCGTGACGAAGTCAAGTTCCAAAAATTCATTGACCGTCTACGTAAAAAGTTTGCCCAGTTGTTTATTGGTATCCTGAAGAAGCAACTTATAATAAAGGGTATATGTACTGAACAAGACTGGGAAATTTGGAAGAGTCAAATTCAAGTAGACTTCTCTAGGGACAATCATTTCACTGAGATGAAAGACGCAGAACTTCTGCGTGAACGTCTACAGACTATGGATCAGATCTCTAGTTATGTCGGTGAATACTTCTCACGTGAGTGGGTAATGAAGAACGTAATGATGTTCAACGATGAAGACATCCAAGATATGTCGGACCAAGTTGAATCTGAAAATGCAAACAGTGACGACAACGAAGAGGACTTTTAGTAATGAGTGAAGTAGAAACAAACCCAACATTAGATTTTGTCAATGCCTTACAAGGTGAAGACTATAATGATGCAGAAAAACTATTCAATGGAATCTTAGGTGATAAATTACAACAGTCACTAGATGCGGAGAAGGTTGCGGTTGCAGACAGTATTTTTAATGGAGTGGAGAGTGAAGATGTTAGTATCGACGACGAAGACTTAGATGCCGAACTCACTCAAATGATGAATCAGGAAGAGACTGTAGATTGAGATGAATCTTGTAAAAAAGATGACTCATATCTGGATTGGTCCTCATAAGACACCTACTCACTGGATGGACACTTGGAAAGAGAAACACCCAGATTGGGAATATATGGTATTCACCGATGAAATGTTAAAGTCACGTAAGTGGCATAATCAACATCTTATCGACAAGTATTATGAAGATCGTGTATGGGCAGGCGTTGCTGACTTGATACGATACGAATTGTTATTTGAGGAGGGTGGGTTTTTACCTCCAGCAGATTCTAAGTGTTATGAAAACACTGATGAACTGTTTACAAGTCCATCAGACTGGGCATATACGGTTTTTGAAAATGACAGAGATGCACATTTAGCTCCCAATTGGATATCACCCGTACAAGCATGTAATGCTGGAAATGCCTTTGTTAAGATGTTGATAGATAGTTTACACAAATTAACGACGGATGAGTTAGACCCTAGACCTTGGATGTCTACAGGAAACTTTTGGTTATCGCAGTTTGTTCCGGATGCAGAAAAAAATAAGTTAACCATCTGGCCATCATACTATTTTATACCAAAACATTACTCGATAAGGTCGACTCCGTATATGGGTGTAGGTAAAATATATGCAGACCAACAATGGGGCAGTACAAAGAAGTTATACCGATAACATAAATAGTTTTAGTTATAAATACTTTTTTGTATAAATACTCTTAAATGAGGATTAATTGTGAAAACATTTAAAAATTTACGAGAATCAAAAGATAAGGTCGTCTTTAATAAAAAGATGTCCAAGTATCCTGTTGTTATCACAAAGACTAGTAAAGGTTTTCATCTATCTATAGATGGAGATTCTGTTGATACATTCAAGTCGCAGAAAGAAGCGGAATCAACCGCGAAACAAGTCCTCAAAGACTTAGGTAAATAAAATGAAACTGATTAGCGAATACGTAGAAAACGACGTACAGTGTATCGTCGAAGCTAAAGATAATGGTGAGAAAAGTTACATTATTGAAGGTGTATTTGCGCAAGCAGACAAAAAGAATCGTAACGGACGCATCTACCCAAAAGCCATCATGGAAAATGCGGTAGGTAAGTACGTTGAAGAACAGGTTAGCAAGAAACGTGCCGTAGGTGAATTGAATCACCCAGAAGGGCCGACTGTTAACTTGGACAAAGTTTCGCACCTCATCACAGACCTTAAATTAGAAGGTAATGATGTGGTCGGAAAGGCACAAATATTAGATACCCCTATGGGAAAGATCGTAAAAGGTCTCTTAGAAGGTGGTGTACAATTAGGCGTGTCAACTCGTGGTATGGGAAGTCTTGAGCAGAGAAATGGCGTCATGTACGTCAAAGAAGACTTTATTCTTAATACTGTAGATATTGTACAGGACCCTAGTGCACCTGAAGCTTTCGTTAATGGGATTATGGAAGGTGTCGACTGGGTATGGAATAATGGAATTCTACAACCTCAAGTCATTGAAGAGATAGAGACTGAAATCAAGCAAGCACCGATTGCACATCGTCCAGAAGTGCAAATACGTGAGTTCAAGAATTTCCTCTCGTTAATCAAATCTAAACTATAAGGAGTCATCTATGACTGATCTTAATAAAGAAGTCGAAGTTGAAATCCGCGATACAGATGTTAACGAAATCGTGGAGGAAACTCTCGAAGAAGCACAAGCTCCTGCAGCTAAGGGTGCGAAGACTGACGCTCAACCAGTATCAGAGCCAGAGTCAATCGCATCAGTAGACAAGGCGGCGGACGCAACTTCTAAGGCTTCATTACCAAAAACTAAGGCGGGTATGATCAATGCGATGTATCAGTCCTTAAATAAAATGAAAAAAGGCGACCTACAGGCTGCCTATTCTAAAATGATGGAAGGTACTGACCTAGAAGACGTTATTGCAGAAGAGACAGACACACAGTCTGAACTTGCAGCAATCGTTGACGGTGAAGCAACTCTATCAGAAGAGTTCAAGGAAAAGACATCATTAATTTTTGAAGCAGCTGTTAAAACAAAGTTGTCCGAAGAAGTTACACGTCTTGAAGAGCAATACACTGAAGAACTTGCTGAAGAAGTCGAAACGATTAAAACTGACCTAGTCGGTAAAGTCGATTCTTACCTAAACTATGTTGTTGAATCTTGGATGGAAGAGAACAAGTTAGCGATTCAATCCGGTCTACGTACCGAAATCGCTGAAGGGTTCATGGAAAAGTTGAAAGACGTATTTACAGAGTCTTACATCGACGTTCCAGAGTCTAAGGTAGACCTAGTTGACGAATTGTCTTCACAGGTAGACGAGTTAGAAGAAAAACTAAACTCAACTACTGGTGACGCAATTCAACTTGCTGAAGAACTAGAAACTTATAAGCGTGAGTCAATCATTGCTGAAGCATCTCGTGACCTAGCAGACACCCAAGCGGAGAAGTTAAAAGACCTTCTTGAAACAGTTGAGTTTGATAGTGAAGAAACATTCACTGCAAAAGTAACCACTGTTAAAGAGTCATACTTTTCAAAAGAAATCCCTGAGCAACTCGAAGAATCAGCTTCAGAAGAAGCTGAAGAAGAAGTCGAAGTATCTTCCTCTATGGAAGGTTACATCACTGCTCTAAGAAAAACCTCTAAGAAATAAGGAATCTAAAAATGAACAATTCATACGATCAATTGATCGAGAAGTGGTCACCAGTACTAAACGAAGAATCTGCTGGTAAGATCCAAGATCATCACCGTAAAGCAGTAACTGCTGCTATCCTAGAAAACCAAGAACGTGCTATGATTGAAGAACGTCAAGCATCTGCTGGTTTCCTATCTGAATCTCCAACTAACGTACAGCACGGTGGTGCTGCACCAATCGCAAACTGGGATCCAGTTTTAATCTCTCTAGTACGTCGTGCAATGCCTAACCTAATGGCATATGACGTATGTGGTGTACAGCCAATGTCAGGACCTACTGGTCTTATCTTTGCTATGAAGTCACACTACGATTCACAGACTGGTGACGAAGCTCTAGGTCTAGAAGAGCCAAACTCAGCATTCTCTGGTTCTGCTGGTTCATCACAGACTAGTGATTCATCAGGTATGTCTGGATTCGATCCAGCTGACGTAGACCCTGCATCAACTCGTGAACTAGATGCTGCTGGTCGACCAATGAACACTTCTGTTGCTGAATCTCTAGGTAACACTGGTCCAGACTTCGCAGAAATGGGTTTCTCAATCGAGAAGCAATCTGTTGTTGCTAAGTCACGTGCATTGAAGGCAGAGTACTCTCTAGAACTTGCACAAGACTTGAAAGCAATCCACGGTCTTGACGCAGAAACAGAACTAGCGAACATTCTTTCAACTGAAATCCTAGCGGAAATCAACCGTGAAGTAGTTCGTACAGTAAACACTCAAGCTGTTCTAGGTGCACAACAAGCATCAATCGCTGCTAAAGGCGTATTCGATCTAACTGCTGATGCAGACGGACGATGGTCAGCAGAGAAGTTCAAAGGTCTAGTAATTCAATTAGATCGTGAAGCGAACGAGATTGCTAAGTCAACTCGTCGTGGTAAGGGTAACATCGTAATCTGTTCTTCAGACGTTGCTACTGCACTTGCTGCTTCTGGTCAGTTGGACTATCAAGTAGGCGCTGGTCTACAGGTAGACGACACTGGTAATACTTTTGCTGGTACTTTGAATGGTAAGATGAAAGTATACATCGATCCATACGCAACTATCGACTACATCACTGTTGGTTATAAGGGTTCTAACGCTTATGACGCAGGTGTATTCTACTGCCCATATGTTCCATTACAAATGGTTAAGGCAGTTGGCGAGAATGATTTCCAACCTAAGATTGGTTTCAAGACTCGTTACGGCATGGCTGCAAACCCATTCGTTACAGATGCTAACGGTGGAGCAGGTGTACAGAGTTCTGCTGGTAAGAACACTTACTACCGCATCATGCGAGTTGACAACCTAATGGTTACAAACTCATAATAAAAAGAACTAGTTAACTAGTCGTTTTAGGGAGTCTTCGGACTCCCTTTTTTTATGTGTATAAATAAGATGCATACAGAGGACATATTATGGCACTTACAGAAAATAAAAACTTCTTGCAACCTACCGGATTCCGTGTAATCGTAGAACGAGAGAACTATGGTAACTTGGAGTTCTTTGCTCAGTCCGTACAGCATCCCGGCACCATTGTGTCTGCAGCTGAGGTTTCTAACCCTAGACTTCAGGGGGGTCTTCCTGTTGCAGGAGACTCTATCAACTATGGAGAACTCACTCTCAGTTTAATCTTGGATGAAGACCTAACCGCATACAAGGAAGTACAGAAGTGGATGGAGGGGTCTATCTATACTGAGGCCTCACCGTATCACGATATTACTGTTATTGTCTTAACTAGTCACAATAACTTTTGTGCACAAATAAAATATAAAAACTGCATCCCCACACAACTAGGTTCGGTTGAATTATCATCTACAGTGGGAGATGTGACATACATTAATTTTGATACCACTTTCAGATTTAGTGAATTCGTTCTGTCATGAGTCTCAAGAAATACACCATCAAGAATGCAGATGTTTTGAGTATTCTCGAAGACTTCCGGTATACTTACCGTGAACTATATCAACCAGAGGAAACCAATCGATGCATGTTTCCAGAGATGGAGGGTATGGCAGATCACTATACTGGTGAAGATGAAATGTGGAGAATCATCGACATGGGAGAAGACCATGACGGTTCTGCATCCACTTCGGTATGTTATCCTATCAAACCAGACCACTACAAGGGCACACACCCAGAAGAGTACGCAAAGACTTGGCATAATTTAAATGCGTCTTTGACCGAAGAACTGGGTGTACAACATAGTGCCCTTTCTACGTTATACCCACCCCAAGGGTTTATTGGTTGGCATAATAATGCAAATGCATCTGCATACAATCTAATATTCACTTGGTCAGAACATGGTGAAGGATGGTTCAAGTATGTTGATCCTAAGACTCAAGAGGTTATAACAATCCAAGACGAGAAGGGATGGAATCTCAAAGCTGGACATTTTGGTGCGTATGGTTCCGGAGATGTGGTATATCATGTTGCAAAGACAGACTGTTATAGGATGACTTTGAGTTATGTTCTAGGACATGACGAAGATTACTGGCAAGATTGCATTGACTTTATAACGACTTAGTGTTATAATATATACCTTACATGAAAAGGTTTTTATATGATTGATTTAGAATCCATTCTTACTGAGTGGCAGAAAGACTGTGAAATTTCACAACACCAACTGGACGAAGTCTCTCGACAAACTCCATCACTACATGCAAAGTATTTGCAGTATCTAGCACTCGCGAAGTTACAACTCAAACGTTCTGAAAACAACCAGAAAACGTTACTCAAACAAAAGTTCTTATACTACAACGGCAAGATGTCTCAAGAGGAGATAGTTTCTACTGGATGGGACTTAGACCCCTTCAATGGTCTTCGTATGTTGAAAGGGGAACTTGAATACTACTACGACTCTGACCCTGAGATTCAAAAGTCTGAAGAGAAAGTTCTTTACCACAAGACACTTATCGAAACTCTAAGTAATATAGTTGACACTCTGAAGTGGAGACACCAGACAGTGAAAAATATGATTGATTGGAGAAAGTTCGAAGCCGGTGGATAACAAGATACGAATAAGGATGAAAGACCACTCCCATTTCATGGTTGAGGCCCATCCAGCACAAGAACAAGAGTTGAGGGAATACTTCTCTTTCTTCGTGCCTGGCTATAAATTTATGCCAGCATTCAAGTCTCGACACTGGGACGGAAAGGTGAAACTGTACAACATGGTTTCAAAACAAATGAATGTAGGTCTCTACACACATCTACGTCGTTTCTGTGCAGATCGTTTTTATCAGTTGGAGATACTCGAACACGAGGTCTATGGAATACCCTCCTTCAAGGAAGACATAGACCACCCTGCCCTGATTGACTTCTTGTCGGTTCTAGACGTTCCTTTCAAACCCAGAGACTATCAATACAAAGCTATCGCACATGGAGTTGAGAACAGGCGTTGTCTTCTGTTAAGTCCTACAGGTAGTGGTAAGTCATTTATCATTTACAATCTTCTACGGTATTGTTATGAAGTGACCAAGGGGAAGATATTGGTCATCGTCCCAACTACCTCTTTGGTAGAACAAATGTACAAGGACTTTGCTGACTACGGTTATGATGCGGATGAGTTCTGTCATAAGATATACTCTGGTAAAGAAAAGGTTACTGACAAACGTGTAATAATCTCTACGTGGCAGTCAATCTATAAGTTTGGTAAGGAGTGGTTCGAACAGTTCAATACTGTCTTTGGGGATGAAGTACATCTTTTCAAAGCAAAGTCTCTCTCTACGATGATGGACAAATGCACAGAAGCACAGTACAGATTCGGTCTCACAGGAACACTGGATGGTACTGAAACTAACAAGTTGGTGTTAGAAGGTTTATTCGGTCCGACATTTACGGTGACACGCACCGTGGAATTGCAAAAGAATAAACAACTTGCGGAGTTGGATATCTCAATTCTATTATTAAGGTATCATAGTGATATCTGTAATATGATGAGAGATAAGAACTACCAAGAAGAACTTGATTATATTGTTACATATGAACCACGTAATAAGTTTATAAGTAAGATTGCGTTAGACCAAAAGGGTAATACCTTGGTGATGTTTCAGTTTGTTGAGAAACATGGTAAAGTATTACATGAGATGATCAAATCTATGGCATCGGAGGGACGTAAAGTGTTTTATGTTTCTGGTGAAGTAGATGTTACTGATCGTGAACAGATAAGAGGTATTGTAGAAAAAGAAAATGACGCTATTATTGTTGCCTCTCTTGGCACTTTCAGCACTGGCATCAACATCCGCAATCTCCATAATATTGTATTTGCGACTCCATCCAAGTCCCAAGTTAAAGTCCTCCAATCAATTGGTCGTGGTCTTCGTCAGTCTGACGACGGTAGGACTACTAGGCTTATTGATATCGCTGATGATCTACATGTCAAGTCTCATAAGAATTTTACTTTGAAACATAGCGCTGAAAGGATTAAGATATATACTAAAGAAGGGTTTAAATATAAGATTTACCCAATTGACCTAAAACCTATAAGAGTAGAAAAGGATGAAGATGAGTTCTTCGGTTAGACATTTGAAATTAGTGACAGGTGAAGAACTTATCTGTGAAGTATTAGATGAGTCACCAGAGTCTATAGTAGTAAACAATGCAATGAGTTTGATGCAGAACACATTGAAGAGTGGTGAAAAATTCTTTACGTTTAAAACATATATGGTTTATCAAGATACTCCTTCAAATTGTATTATTATATTCACTGATAAAATTATGTCATTAGCAATACCTACCAAAGAGATGGTGGGTCAGTATAATATTGCACTTAAAGAGATGTCTAAATATATGGAAGAGTTAGAAAATGATGAATTCATTGATGACTTCGAGGAAACTCCTAGGTCTTTGAATGACTGGCTAGACGAGATGAAAAAAGAATCTACTGAAAATAAAGATTTTGATTCTGATGTCAACGGAATGTTAATGAATTAATCTGTATATATTCCCCTCTGGGGGTTAATAGATTATACACTATAAAACAAGATCTGTCAAGCGTGAGTTAAAAAAAATGTATCCATATATCATAATTCCTATAAGCACCTTCATACCCAAAAGGTTCGCAGCGTTCGTCTTCGGATTCATTATCTTCGTGCGTCCATCATACAAGGATAACATCCCTCTCATAGAACACGAGAAGGTACACGTACGTCAGTTCTGGAGAACTTTTGGTACTCATGGTTTATGGTATCAATTCAATAAGAAATATCGACTTCGTTCTGAGGTCGAGGGATATGCCGTTCAGGTAAAAAAGAGAGAAGAACTTGGAATGTCTCCTAGGTTTGAAGACTATGCAGGGTTTATCTCTACTCATTACAATTTGGACATTACTACTGAACAAGCATTAGAAATGTTAGTTAAACAACATAAAACGTTATGGTAGTAGGATTCACTTGTTCATCATTCGACCTTCTTCATGCGGGTCATGTCGCTATGTTACGAGACGCAAAAGCACACTGCGACTATCTTATTTGCGGACTACAAGTAGACCCTTCTCTTGATCGTGACTATAAAAATCCCCCAGTACAATCAATTGTCGAACGATACACTCAGTTGAACGCTGTGGGGTATGTCGACGAAATCATCCCTTATGTGACTGAA